TAAAATTTTTATTCAAACAGTAGATACTGAAATCAAAGAGTTGTCAATTACACAATTAAACAAAGTTCAACTAGAGCGTCATGCTGAAATATTGCTTAATGGCGAGGAGACAAAGTGGTCACCTAGTAAACTTTTGTTCGGCGGATTGTCAACGATGGGTTTTTCTTATTTACTTTCGGATAAATTTGTTAAAGGATGGGGAATATATACTGGTCTTATCATAGGCGGATTGTATCTTTACGCACTTAAAAAAGCACAAGTTACTTATGGTTTTGTTAAGGATATAAACGTCATATGGGATGATATTAGAAGAACTGGCATGGGATTGACCAGTTTTATTAAAGAAATTAACTTCTCAAAAGTTAGTTTCAAAGCATTTTCTTTACTACCATCATTGTTAGTACCACGCAAGTACTCTTGGTATCGTCAAACTATCACTCCTATTATTACTAATCAAACTTTTATTTACCCAATTGGTATAATTTCTACTAAATATCCAGTTCAGGTAGACGAGCGTAATAGTGAAGTCATAGAGAATTCAATAATGAATCGAGTATTAGCACAACCATTAATTCCCGACTTATCTAAAGTGAAAAAATTTGTCAACAATAGTATAAATGTTATTAACAACAAATTGGCACATTATAACGATAGTGAACTAATGGAAGATTTTAAAATATATACCTTCAATGAATGGTTAGAACACTTAGAACCACGTAAACGAAATCGTTACCTCACTGATAAGCGAGAGTACGATCAGTTAGAATTTACTAGCTTTATTAAACTAGAAATGAACATCCGCAGTACAGTTGATTATTTTAAAGAAAAACCTGCGAGGAATATTTCTGAACCTCCTGTTTGTTTCGTCAAACAAGTAGCACCTTGGTTTTATTCTTATGGATGTCATTTAAAAAAAGTGTTCAACAAGAAGTCTTTATTATACTACACTAGTGGTAGTAATCATTTGGAGATGGGCGAGTTCGATATCAATATGAGAAATCACTTTGAGTCTGACTTGTTCAGGTTGATAAATGATTTTTCTACATTTGATACCACAGTTTTAGTAGAATTTTTCGACATCGAGGATAGCATGTGCAAATTGTTAAAAGCCCCCGAATCTGTTCGGGATTATATTCGCAGATGTAAAGATGTTTATGGAAAGGCTAACGATGGATCCAGTTATTATGTTAAAGGAACGCGAACATCTGGATCACCAAATACTTCTTGTGGTAATAGTTTAATCAATTATTTGTTAATTAGTTATGCTTTATTTGTTGTTTGTAAACTTCGAGTTTTGGAAGATTTTGCAGCGAAAGTGATAGGAGATGATAGTGATATTTTAATACCTATTAAACACTTGTCATTAGTGGAAAAAAATTTGGATAATATGAAAAATTGTTTGGCTGAACTTGGTATGGTTAGCAAAATGTCAATATGTTATGAACCTGTTTGTTCTGAATATTGTTCTGCTGTCCCTTGGGAATTTAATTGTAATACAATTTGTTATGCACCTAAAATTGGGCGTTTGCTTGTCAAATTAGGGTATACTCTTAAAAAACCTAGAGAATTTGAGCAAGCTTTGTATGACTTGTATTATCCATTCACTCTTTATGAATTCTTACCTTTCATTAATGTTATGGCGAAATATGTATGCAATTTCTTGGATAGAACTAGATATCAATGTGATATTGACAAACAATATTTAATTAAAGAAGCAACAGGAAATTATTCAAAAGAATTAATTAATCAACAATTCTACTTACGATACGGATTTCTATATCAAGACGTAGAAATGCATTGGATCAAATTTTTAAATGATATTCAAAGTTTTCCATGCAATGTGGTATATCCTTGGTATATTGATATAGTGATTCAAGTAGATAATAATTTTGTTTAAATAAAATGCTAGTCAGGCCACAAACCACGTGCTAGGGATTCACAAACCCTACTGTCTGTAGTGAGGGGGCAATTGAATAAACTTTGATTTGATAACCATAATTTAGAAGTTTAATATGAAGAAGAAACAAGCACCACCAGTGCCAAAAACAAATAACCCAAATAGGGCTCGATATAAAAAACAACAACAACAACAAACGCAACAACAAACTGTCGCACGTGTAAATCCAAATGATTATGGACCACTAGGTAATTTTGTAAATCCATACCTAGCTGGTTCTGGATCTTTATTACAAGCATTAGCTCGTGGAGGAGCTCAATTCCTTAATACAGTATCAGGTAGAGGTGATTACGATATAAAATTAAATACTTTGTTATCGGGTAATGTACCTACCTTTGTGACTTCAAATAATAATTCTGTACGAATGGCTGGAGTCGAGTATTTAGGGAAAGTAACAGTTCCAACTTCCAATCCATCAACCTGGAAAATTCTTCCTGGTTTTAATGGACGTCAGATCACACCAAATAATGCTTCTCTCTTTCCTATATTGTCCAAGCAAGTTAATAAGATATTCAAGAAATGGAAACCTTGGGGTATAATATTTTATCTCAAGAGTCTTGCTGGTACAGCAGTTACTAGTAATAACCCTGCAATAGGAGGGGTCATTGGGGCTATCAAAACTAACCCTAGTGATAATTTGTACGTGAATGAACAAGAAATGCTCAATACTGTAGGCAAAAGATTTTCGAAAAATAATGATGATATGTTGTTACCAGTGGAATGTTCTCCAGCTGTTAGACCCACTGATGTATTATTTTCGGAAGTTGGTAATTTAACCGAGGCGGATTATAAATTAGTTAGTGCCGGTTCGATTACTTTTGCTACAACAGGTTGTCCAAATGGAGGAGATACACATCAGATATATGTGGCATATGATATGGAATTTTTCGATAGAAATCCCACGATTGGCAATGCTATGAATTCTCACTACCAGTTAAAGACAGATGTTAGCACATCCAACTACTTCGGTAGTGATTATGCTACAAAATTACCCAATTTCACCACGGATTTTGGTGGTCAGTTGAATGTTAGCAACAATAGGGTGACTTTAGGAACGAATACTTTGGTATTTGACAACTCTGTTTCTGGTAATGTTAAGATCGAATATATTGTACATGGTGCTTCGACTGCGTTGACGAACCCCATTTTAACACCAAGCGCTGGTGCTACTGGATTAAATGATTTAATAGCGGATACTGCATCTAGTTTTGCACAGAATGGTACTATGACTGCAATTCATGTTGTAGCGTACTATGCTTTAGTAAATGGTGGTACCATAACTTTTTCTGGTGCAACATTCCCAAATACTGTAGATGCTGCCGATTTGTATATTACACCAGTAGATGATAATTTCTCTTAATAAATTTTAATCAATGTGGTACGGGTGTACACAGCCCGTGAATATTGGATCAAAAATGTGTTCTCTGCAAAACTTTCGCGAGATGAAAGTAGTTTTTCCAATTGCCTATGGCCTTAAACACCACTAGCTCTGTAATGGAGCTCATTTAACTTCTTACCTGAGTTTGTACAGGAGTTCATTACTGAACTTGCAGTGACCTGCG